TGGCAAACTACCCAGACTTGAATGCATCATCCGGACGTCGTTTAACGCTAGTCAACGCCCAATGGATCAGGGCTCAAGCTTGACCCCAGATCCACAGAGCATGTATCTCCCAGTTTTATATGGGTCTTGTTGTGGATCAGGGCTCAAGACTACTATAACCCAATTTATCGTATGCTTTTCTAGTAGCTGATTGCATACTTCTAAGGGAACTAAAACCCGAAAGGACTACAAGCTATTAACTTGTAATACCTAACTCAATATAGGTGTTGACAATCTATTTGTCAAGGGATAATATAG